AGAGTTGAATAGTTGGTACGTCATTGAATTGAGTTGGTCTCCCAACTTTATCGTTCCATACGGTTGTGGACGTTCCTGCTTCTCGAGTAACATCGATTGCAGTCCATAACCTTCCTGACCTCCACCACCTTGACCTAACCCCTCAACTTCTCCAACCCCTTCTGTTCCGCTCGGAGGTACATTTTCTTGGGCTCCCGCCGGAGGCTGGACAGAGAAGTCAGGAACCTTCCGAACGGGTTGTTCTTGGTCGGGTAAACCTTCTCCTGGCATCTGACCAGCTCCACCTTCTCCGAATGGTGTCGGACCCATCAACGGACCTGCTTCGCCAGGTCTCTTACCCTCACCTGAGAATACGAACTCTCCCTTAGGGGTCAGTTTCGCTGTAAAGCCCATCTGCACGAGCGTATTCGCGTACTGTGCTTTCAGGTTCTTGACTCTCCACGCATTCTCCTCAGATTGCTCTTCAGGAGTTACCAGATGAATATAGTAGTCCTCGATTCCGTATGCGTCTGCAAACCGAGGTAGGACTTTCTCGTTATAGATTGTCTGGGCCGCTTCGATAACCCTCGCTTGTACGACCAACTGAACTTGTGTCGACTGAGCTCCTCGCACGTCTTGCGGAGCTCCTTGGAAGATAGACATCACTCCGTACAAACCTGAAATACGCTGTCGTATCTCATCTCTGATGGGCAAGTAGTCAAGTTCCTGAAGGGTGTAACCAAGTTTGACCCATTCGACTCTTCCGTGACCCGTTTGGGACTCGATAGCCAGAATCGGAATGTAGTGCGGATTCTGTTCGAGCTCCATTGTCCACTCGCGTCTCTTCTCTTCGAGAGCTTCTGCGTTCTCTCCAATAATGCCAAGTATCCCTACAGGCAATTGACGCTCGTAGAAGTAGTCGTAAAGGAACCTATCCATTCCGATGAGAGTAAGTGCCTTCTCGTACACGGAGAAGATAGGTGAATACCCATACGTCTTGCTCGGTCCGTATTTAGAATAATGGATAACTTCATCCCGCGTGTAATACAACATCTTACCGCGGTATCTAACCTTATACATTGCTGGGACGAGTCTCATTCCGCAAGGAGCTTCTTTCCCGTCCTTTATTACGTTCGCACCACACCTGCCTCCCTCTTTGCCAACGTAGTCTCGATGGCGTAGACAGAACCAAGTGTTCTGCTCGGGGTATCCATTCGCGTCAAGGTCGAACTCTGTGAAGATGGGGTCGAGTCGCTCGACTGAATCTACCCTGGCCCGAACGATGGTGCCAAAGTCATCCAACTGGTAGGTCTTCGCGAGTAGTACGAAACCGTCATCGACTATCTGAATATCGTCCTCTGACTCCTTCAGCACATCGACGAACGATTGACCGAACTTGTTGATTTCCTTGAAGTGGGACGAGATACGCTTCAACTCCTTCGGGTTAGGTTCGCGTGTGAGAGAGTTGCAAGCGGGACAGACTTTTACGTCTTCCTGGAACTCCTGTTCGCAGTTGTCGTTCGTACACTTCCTCACGAACTTGGGTACGAACGTAACACCACGCCGGAATATCTCATTCCGTAGATTGAGTATCGCTGTTCGGATGTCGGATACGTTAAACGCTATCGTGTAAAGGTCATCGAGAGCTCTTCGACGTTGGAAGTAACGCTGACGTCTCTCGCGATAGCTAAATTCATCGACACCCAGGTAGCCAGTTTTCGCAAAGGTCGACTTTATCTGAACGGGTTGGCCCATTACTGGTAACTGGGTAGCGTCCGCAAGTCGTCTAATCTCAGCATTCTTCGCATCGATTACTTTTTGCGCTTCCTCCAATGACTGCGGAGGTGGTTCTGGCTTATCTTGTTTGATGTCTGGCATCTCTTACTCCTACCAAAGGAATGGTCTCCGTCCGAATCGGTTCTGATGCGAACCAACTCGCCATCAAGATGTCTTTGCTCCGACCTATCGGATAGGTTTCCATTTCCTCGAGCCAAAGACAGATAGGGCATTGACAGGCGAACGAGTGATTTCCCGCTCTCGGGATTATCCAACCGCCCTGTTCGAACTCGAGTGACAGTCCAGGTAGTCCTGAAATAGGGTCTGCCTTACTCAAGGTCGTAAAAGGCTTTACGTTTATCCTACGTTCCGAATCGACTTCTTGCACCCACTGGAGTAGTGTCTGCTGATACGCATTGTTCTCCACCATTACTATCCCTGGGTGCCACTTATCCTGAATCTCGAACAACTTCCGCACTGTTTGCGGAGCGGTTAATCGCTTACGCACTATCTCGAGAGGGATTCTCTTCCGTCTTTGAGAGTCCCAGGCAATAACGAAGATGACTGTATATGCCGCTTCTGCCGATTGACCTACCGCAAGGTCAACACCTACGAACTTCGGTAACTCGTATACCCACGGGTACATCTTCCCTAACTCGATAGAGGTATCGAATGACTTCTCGAGCATTTCAAGCGGGAACAAAGTCTCGTCTGAGGTAAGGGCGATATTCTGGAACTGGCGTTGGAACTCCCTTTCTCCAATCTCCCCCATACGCTTTGTGAGCGCTTCCATACTCCACTTGCTCGGCCAAAGAACCGAACCGTCTTCCTGGATGGCTCGGTAGACTCTGCTACTGTACGCGGGATTTCCCATCAATTCGTGCGTTAGGTCATCCATATGCCAAGCGGTACCAATGTAGACCATTCTCCCGTCTGGCTCCATCAGGTTCATCCAGACCGAATAGAACGCCTGCTTAACTACCTTACGCATTGCGGGGTACTGGAGAGCGTTTCGGAAGTCAATCGGGTCATCAAAGATTTCAAGGTCTGCACGTCCACCTGTAGCGGTAGAGGTAACACCGAGGGCTTCTATCGAAGCATCGGCCATCTTCTTATCGCGTTCGATGATAATCTTGTGCTTCGTCCAAGTTCCTCTTGCGGCAGGTCTAAGATGAGGGAACACTCTATGCAGTTTGTCGTTGTCCTCGATGTGCTCAACAATTTCAAATAACCTGTCGGTTGCTTTATCGTCCGACTGCGAAATGACCTTGATTCGCAGGTTGGTATCGTTTCCGAGTTCCCACAGGGCTCGACCAATCGAAAGTTGACTGGACTTTCCATGGTCACGCGGTCCGAGTATCAAAGCGTTTGGATGACCTTCGGGATTCCAAACGGGGTGCTTCAGCATTCCTTGCCACTCACGATGGAATGGTTGCTGTTCCCAACCCATCACATACTCATTGAAGTCGTTAGGGTCTTGCCTAGCGAGCATCACCTGGATATCGTCTTCGAGTTGTGATAGGCTCTCAATTGTCTGCGCCATAATTACCTACGATGTTACAACAATTCCCTTTATATCCTCGTTATCGATTGGGGTCGCATTCCACCCCATATCACGTAATTTCTTCGCTCGAGTAGCAATCTGCCCTTTCGTCTCTCCCGCACCTACACCGACCACAGCAAAGTAACCCGTACTATTTCCCTGGTTATCGTAAGAGTGATAGTCCGAACCGTATACGGTATATCCTTGTTGGGTGGACGCGTTTAGTTGGTCGGCCGCCTCAGATGCAAGTCGCTTTGCTTCATTAGCTGATTGGAAAGTCTTGTGACCCTTATTCTTCAGACCCAAGAAGGTCTTAACCTTATTTAATTCTTCGGGACTAAGGTCAACGGGTTTACCCCAATTTGGTACACCCAACTTTCTATGCTCCTCAGGCGTCAAAGTGAATGGTTTCTTCCCCCCACTGAGTTCGTCAATACGAACTGACTCGGGGTGGTGTTCTTGCAGGTAACGAATCACTAACTGTTTATCTTTACTCGAGAGTTGACTCCACGGGTTCTTCCAGTACCCTGTCGTAACACCACCTAACGCGGCCCTACGCTCACGCTCATTCATGTGACCCCACGCTTCGTTTGCGAGGTCATCGAGTTTTGCTTCCCGAGACATCCCCGGTTGTGCTTCTCCCGGACGAACGAAAACTGTCTGGGTGAAGGTTTTGCCTCCACGGTTAACTTGGACTTTCTTTGGTACGAGTCCTTCACGACCCTGCTTTTCAACGAGACGTTTCAGCAGGGCGTTTTGTTCTGACTTCGCTACCGTCAACTCTGCAATTATATCCTGGTCGGACATAGCGACCTCCTAATTCATGCTCGCCTTTGCTGCTTCCTCTTCCTTCATCTTACGGGTAACGTGAAGTAGGTCACGAAGTTCGCTCGGCGAGAGTTGTTCGAGTCTTCGCCTGCGTTCCTCGTCTGTAACTTCTCCCCTGGATGTAGGTTCACCAAGGAGCTGTTGGTAGTACTTACCAACATCAACCCTCAGCCGGGCGAGTCTTGCGAACTCTGCTGACCGAGGGTCGAGAATCGTCTTGTCATCTGTATCTTGTCGCTTGCGGGATGGAATAAGCGACTGGTCGA